TATACGTACAGTTGTTCCACTAACATCTCCGTTGCTTGTATTTTGACTGCTCAATCTTGGCACTGACAATGTGACACGAGCGCTGTCGACATCTAAATTAGTTATAGAGCGTACTAAGCTTACATCTTTTTTAAACTCTACGCCCACGGCTTGCTCTGACTCTACAAGCGAAAAGCTTGGCATATGAGTTTGTGCTTGCGTGCCGGGTCTTGTGTTAAGCGTAATTCCTCTTACATTTAACGAGCCATCTAAGTTTTCAATCGGCGTACCATCAAAGAATACAGACTTTAGGCCGTCAACAAGACCAACAATCTCGCCTTCGCTGACAAGGTCAATAAACTTTGCAAATTGTTTTGACTGTAAATTATCCGGTGCTTCTTGTGCAACTCTTGCACTACCTCCGCCCCCTTTACCACCACCACCTGATCCGCGTATCATAATTCAGTCACGCTTAACCCGGCAGAGATAACTTGAGATCCGACGATCATACGACCGTAACAAATTGGTACGCAATTACCCTGCCGAGTTGTATTGACTGCGCCATTGAAGATAAACGAAGGCTTGTTTTCTTCGCGCTCTGCTGACTGTGTTTGTGTTTGCGGCGAGAACAATAGCTGTGAAACGCCGCCAATTACTAAAGAAACACCTATGCTTGATATTGCTCCCGTAATTGTTGCGATTGTCGCAGTAGTCGCACCAAATGCACCACCTATAAAGCCTCCTAATGGACCGGAAAAACCTATCAATGCAGCACCTAAAACAATCTGACCCAATCCACGCGATCCAGCTATAACGGGCACAATACGTATAGTTTCACTATCTGACATTGGGTCTGCTAAATTATCAAGACCTACCTCGTTTTTGCCAGCCACTAATATACGATAATGCCCGCCGTCAATTAAAGACTGCTTAAAGCCTTTTATTGTGACGCTGAGAGCCTTAATAGCTTGCGCTGGTGAGACTACATCGTATCTATGCACTCGCCCGTATTTTGCGCCTAGTGCGCCGTAGAGCATTACTGTTTTGATGATTTATGCCTCAATATTCCGCATTTAATCTTAGTGTACCATCCGCCCAATACATCAAGTGAAGATAATCTTCCAACTTGATGATGTGCTATTTTATTACCGCCGACATATACCGCACCATGGTTTGGTACTTTGCTGCCTACCTGCATGAGTATTATATCATTAATTTGTAGGTCTGTTACCGGGTAAAACCCAGCGTCTGTAGCTCTGTCAATATAATGATTCTCACCTGCAAGCCACCAATTATCTGCGCGACTATAGTTAGGCATATCAATGTTTAATTCTTGCTTGTAGTAGTCACGAATAAACGTAAAACAGTCAACCGTCCCATGCTCAAATGATCTTCCGTACAAGGGCATAACATAGCCGCTAGGTGCAAACTCGTACACGTTACCGCTAGGATATGACATTATAAGCCATTTTAGGCCGGACTGCTCACAACCTATCAAATCAGCCGGACTAGGCATAGGGGAGCAATTTGGATGGCTGTGTACGACCGTATCAATTACTCCAATGTCTTCCGCATCTGCAAAATCTTGGGGGTGAATCGCAAACTGTACGCCGCTTGCTATGTTTCGGCATGGCTTGTAAATCTTGCGACCCTTGACGATGACAATTAAGCCGCATGACTCGCGCGGATAGCATTCTTTAGCGTGATTAATTATTTCTTGATGCATATCTATTAATTATTAACTGGCAAAGTTAAGGCATCACATACAGCCCATCCAGAAGTAATCCTATATTTTAAGGTGTAATATTTAATTCCAATCTTTTTCGCCCAATCTTTCATAGTCATAGATTCACCATTAAATTCTATAATAACATTTCTTGATCTTTTTATACTTGAAATGTCACAACCTTTTTTTGCTGCTCTTTTTAAAGTAGTGTTCGGTATTCCTGTTATTCTACTGGCTTCGGCAAGATGCATAAACTTTCCATTTAATTCAACCATGTAGTTATTCCGCCTATTTGATCCTTGCTCTAAATTACTTGCCCATCTACAATTAACCGGTTCGTAATTACCATTATTGTCAATTCTGTCAATAGTGTATCCCTTAGGTCTTTCTCCCATGTCATTAAAGAATGTTATAGGTGATTTCAACCATTGGTTACAAACTTTTATACCTCTGCCGCCATAATTTTTGTATGAATCCGTATTTGTATCATAGCATCTAGCCACCATACCTTCCCATGTCTTGTAAAGTTTATGACAACTGCCTCCATGCGTTGTTTTAAGCTCTTTGTTAAAGCATCCGCAAGATTTTGTATTACCGCTTTTAACATTTGTGGAATAAAGTTTTTTCTTAGATCCGCAGTCACATAAAAAAATCCAAGTTGTTGGCTTAACACCTTCTACACGCGATAAAGCTTTTAACCTTCCAAATCTCTGTCCTGATAAATTTTCATAAGCCATAACAATTACTCTTTATTAAAGAGTATAATTATATCACTTATCATATGTAATGCAAACCTCCTAAGAGTTAGAACCCTCAAACCCGCCATAAGGCAGCGGTGAATTGTTGCCAAATCTTAACTTACAAGATGCTACACGATGACCGCATACGTCTTGAGCTGCGTCTGTTGTAATTATATCCATAATCGTTGCCACTGGACCGCCTGTGTAGCTGCACTCTGCACTTCGATACTGCCACGCGCATACGTTTTGGGTTACTTGTCGCTTAGGTAATTTTACATTTGTAAGATCCATTGCAGACGCTAATTCAAACTCTATAAAGATACCGTTCTCTGACGCCTTACGATCTACGTAATAAATCTCATCAGCAAATGATACGTTTGGGTCTGCTTGAGCATTGCCACCGCTAAAGTTAGCAGCGTCAAGATACTTAACGAATGTTCTGCGCCTTGTAACTTTTGCGCCTACCAAGTCCTCGTTATCTCTGACTATTGCACCCACTATACCGCCGACATTAGATACTTTAATTGTTGGTCTTGGCTGTGTTCCTCTTCCACTGCGCGAGAACCCTTTTGCTTCGACAGGAAAACGACTATAAACATTAGTCTGCCAAACTACATCTGATTGTAATTTGTTAGCATCATTGACCCATCGCAAAAAAGAGCCACCTATACCCGTTGCATCAACCTCAAATAGATCAATAACACTACCGGCAGCTAGCTTTTGTACATCTGTGCTAATCACTCTCCGAATACCTCCTCAAAGTTTGCACTTAGCACCCAATTATTATATTGGTTAATAGCTGGTGTCCATTCCCTACAAATCCATTTTCCTGCTGCGCCTGCTGGCGGCTGCCAATCAAATGATGTAATTCCGTCTTCAGTCTCTAAAAATAAATCAATAGCATCGATGTCGGTTTTAGTACCTTCAAAGCTTAGTGACCACAAGCGAGGAGTGCGATTAATACCGTCACCAACCCTTTGTTGATAACCATCACCAAACTGTGCTTTACGTACTTTAGGAGTGTTAGTTTCTGCTGCGCCATAGGTTGGCGAAAATGTAAATGTACTCACGCTAGTATCCCTCCAGGTCTGCTCTCTTCAATCAATACCGATCTTACAGCTATGCCAATTAAGTTACCTAAGTTCTGCCCTTCTGCATCACCTGAACTGCTAGATCCTGATGCGTCTACGTTAACGACTACACTCATGTTGCCGCCCATGCTCTGGCCTTTGGTATGATCAATAACTGTCTCGTTAGGATGCAATACCGCGTTAAATCCACCTCTGCCATCGACACCGCCTGATCTAGGACCGCTACCAGTAAAACCGCCGCCGTTGAAGCTTGGCTGCACTGGCCCTATAAAGTCAGCACCAGAAACAGGCAGCAAACCGCCTAGCATGTCACTAAAGCCGCCAAATATAGGCGCAAATGCTTTCTGTAACGCTATCTTTTGCAGTTGCTTGAGTATGCCGTTAGCAAAGTTTTCGAAGCTTGTGCCGCCATCAATTAGTGCATTAGCAAATGATTCTGCAAAGCCTTCCGAAGCTGTTTGTAAGCTCTTAATAAGACTTTCAGATGCGCTTGCCTCTTGGTTAAACTCCCTAAACTTTACTATAGGATCTTCTAAGCTAGCAGACGCTATAAGGGCTTCCATCTCTACACGCGCACGCCTGATACCTTCTTGTAGCTGTCCGTCGGTTATTAAAGTCTTGCCGGTTGCATCATTAACAGTCTTAGAGAACTTTGTTAGCAGGGCTTCCTGATCTTTAAATAATTCAAGAGGGCTTTTAATAGACTGCAAAAAGCTAGCAGACTGAGTTAACAACTTATCTTGTGCGTTTTTCAGTGCTAACAGCTTTTCGCTTCGTTTAGCAGCCGACTCTACAATCTTTGTATCGGCCAGTATTTGAGCATCTGCCGCCGCTTTCAGTGTTGCTTCTCTGTTCGGGTCGTTAACTATAGCCGTTAACTCAGTCTCTAAAGTTTTAAGTGTTTCCACATTTTTTTGTGCAGATGCCAGCTTATCTTCAAATCCTTTCAAGTCAGCTTGTAATCTAGTGTCGTTTGGTGTCTTGTTAAGCTGTCGCTGTATGTTGCGTATTTTAAATTCAGCTTTATCAAAATTGAAGCTTGCTTCTTTTAATGTCTTGCCTAAAGATTTAAGCCTTACACCGGCAGCTTCAACCGTAAGTGTATTTATGTTCTTTGCTAAATCGCCGGTGCTTTGTGTGGCCTCTTTTGCTTTAGTTGCAAAGAATACAAGAGCAGCCGCAGCCGCTAGAGCAATACCAACAGGACCACCAAAAAATGCTAATGTTCTGTTTGCTAAAGCCGCCGCACCCGCTAACGCAGTAATTGACGCAGACGCGACAACTGATGCTCCTGAGAGTTGAGCTAACGCGATCGAGCTTTGTATTGCCTGTAGTCTTAAAATAACTAAGTTGGCACTTGTGGCAATCAAAGGAGCGACAAGCTTTGCGGTTATAATAATACCTATAGCCGCCGCAACATCTCCAAGCGTTTGCACGTTATCAGATAAAACTGTAAGGCTAGCCGTTGTTAATCTGACAGCACCTTGTAGACCTGCACTACTGCTATCGTTTAAAAGTAAATCACTAAACCTGTCAAACTCATCGCCAAGGTTAGATATTGCACCCTGTAGCGTGTTGGCTTGTCTTGCAGATCCTCCTGCAAACTCTACGTTACCAAGACTTAATAAAAAATCTTGTATTTCTCTTGTGTTTTTGCCTACCTCAGTCGCTACGCCTCTAAAAGTAAATATAACCTTATCGCCTTCCGACTTTGTTGTTATACCGAATGCCTTTAGACCGTCAAACTCGCCAGTAACAGCACCGGATAGCGCTCTAACAGTATCGGCTAATGATTTACCTGTAGCGCCTGCTGTGTTCCCTAAAGACGTAAGAGCCGCTTCGCTAGGGTCAAGACCTAAGTTTTTAAGCGTAATAAATGCGGTGGTTAGCTCTTTGACTGAGAATGGGGTTTGTGCTGCGAACTTTTGCACCCGTTCAAATGCTATTGCAGCCGCTTCAATGCTTCCTGTTGCCGTTACTAAAGACGTTCTGAGGTTTTCAAACTCTATGTTTGTTTGCAGAATAGTACGACCAAGTCCGACAAGACCTAGTGCCGCAATCGCTCCGCCTAAGGTACGCATAACAGAAGTAGTTGACGTGCCTTGGTTTTGTAGCGAGTTGAGGTTAGACGTAGCTTGAGTGACACCGCTTGAGTTAACTTGTATTGTTAAGTTTGCTACGTCGCTCATTGTCTATTCCTAAGGGCTTGTTTTATAGAGTTGCTATC